GGGGCGGTTACGCTTGCCGGAACATTGAATGTTGCCAATGGTGGAACCGGTGTAACCGCATCAAGTGGTGCTAATTCGGTTGTTTTGCGTGATGCAAACCAAAATGTGTTTGCTAATAACTTTATTCCAAACACTACGTTTACGGCATCATCGGCAACACCGGTTAATCTAACGGTTGCATCGGCACAATATCAAGTTGTAACGGGGACAACAACATCCCAACAATTTAATTTGCCCGATGCAACAACACTAACGGTTGGTGATACGTTTTATTTCAACAATAACATCACCTATTCATCGGTTCAAATCAACGCACACGATGGCACAACATCAATTTTAGCGTTGCAAGCCGGTGGTGCCGCGCACGTTATTTTGTTAACGAATAGCACAACAAATGGAACTTGGGATGTTCATTCTTATGTTCCGTCCGGTGCTTCATGGGGAAATGCAACCCTAAACTTCAATTCATCTAGTTCAATTAGCGGATCGGTTTCATGGCAAGGAAACGTTGTTGGTTTGGCTTATGGTGGAACAAACGCTAATTTAACCGCCGTTGCCGGTGGTGTGGTTTATTCGGGTGCAAGCGCATTAGCGATTAGTGCGTCCGGAACAAGTGGCCAAGTATTGCAATCTAATGGATCAAGTGCGCCAACTTGGGTTACACCAACCGCTTATGCAAGCGTAACCGATGATACAACCACTAACGGCACACGCTATCCACTATTTGCCAATCAAACAACCGGCAATTTAAGCACCGAATACACATCAAGCACCAAGCTACAATTTAATCCTAGCACGGGTGTGTTTACGGCCACGCAATTTAGCGGATCGGGTGCCGGTTTAACATCCATTCCCAATTCGGCGCTAAACAATTCATCAATAACGGTTGGTTCAACGGCAATTAGTTTAGGCGGAACTGCCACAACAATTGCGGGATTGACATCGGTTACATCAACAACATTTGTAGGTGCGTTAACGGGAAATGCTAGTTCGGCCACAACCGCAACAACGGCAACCAACGCAACAAATATAGCGATCACCGATAATACAAGTACAAATGCAAACTATTATCCGGTGTTTGTAAGCAATTCAAGCGGAAATAATGCCGCCACAACATCATCAACAAAGCTAAAATATAACCCATCAACCGGTGCGTTATATGTTAGTGCTATATACATAGCGCCATAAGGGGAAATCATGGGAAATTTAGTATTTCAAGCGGCATTGGGTGGGCAAGTTGCCGTTAGTGGCCCAAATACGGCATCTAGCTACACCATAGCCGTTCCAACGGTTAACGGAACATTTGTAACTACCGGTGACACGGCAACCGTTACATCAACGATGATTAGTGGCCCTTTAAGCGTTGCCGTTGGTGGAACGGGTGTAACCACATCAACCGGATCGGGTTCTAATGTTTTAAGCACATCACCCACATTGGTGACACCAATATTAGGAACACCAACATCCGGCACGCTAACAAATTGCACAGGATTGCCCAATAGTGGTCTTGTGAATAGCACCATAACCATTGGTGGAACATCTATTTCTTTAGGTGGTTCTACATCTGCAATTACCAATGACATCACCATTCATGGATTGACTGTTGGATTGGGTGGTGGTTCTGTATCTACCAATACTGCTTTCGGTACAAATGCTTTGGCAATTAACTCAAGTGGTAATTATGCTGTAGCTGTTGGATATCAAACATTAACTTCTAGTACTACTGCATCAAACAATACGGCTCTTGGCTATACATCTGGTTACAGTATAAGCACATCATCAGACAATGTATTTGTTGGGTATCAATCAGGATTTTCTGTTACAACTGGTACAGGTCGTTCAACTGCAATTGGTAGTGGAGCTTTATATACAGCAACAACAGGAACAGATAATACTGTTGTTGGTTATTTTGCAGGAAATAAAATTACTACTGGTAGTGCTAATGCGTTTTTTGGTAGTGGTTTATATGGCTCTGCTTTGTCAACTGGTTATAGTACCACCACAGGTTCTTATAACACAGGTTTAGGTAATGGTGCTTTAGCATCAAACACCACAGCATCTAACAACACAGCAGTAGGGTATCAGGCGGGGTATAGCAATACAACTAGTTCTGACAATACATTTATTGGATATCAAGCTGGGTATTTATCAACTGGTAATTTTAATACTGCTATTGGTAGAACTGCTTATGCTTATTCAAATTCAAGTTCTGGTACTTATAATAATGCTATTGGAAGTTCAGATTCAAACATTGGTAGTGCTTTAGGTAATAATACTTCAGGTTCTAAAAATAATGCTTTAGGTAATGGTTCTTTAGCATCAAATACTAGTGGTTCAGCTAATACTGCGGTTGGACATCAAGCTCTTGTATCAAACATCACATCATCCTACAACACTGCTGTTGGTTATCAAGCAGGATATAGTACAACTGGCGCAAACAATACATTTATTGGTCAAGCTGCTGGTTATTATGTGACATCTGGCGCATACAACACAATTCTTGGTGAATATACTGGCAACCAAGGTGGCTTAGACATCCGTACAGCTAGTAATAGAGTTGTTTTGTCTGATGGAAATGGTAATCCTAGAATTGCTTGTGATGCTACAGGTTCAACTGCTAATGGATACTTCATGGCATTTGATGGGTTGGAATGGTATCCAGGTGTTGATAATGCAATTGCTCTTGGTACTGCTTCAAAAAGATATACAGTTGTGTATGCCACAACAGCATTAATTAATACTTCAGATGCAAATCTAAAGCAACAAATTTGCAATTTAAGTGATGCTGAAAAATCTGTTGCCACAAAAATTAAAGGTTTAATTAAATCTTTTAAATTTAATGATTCTGTGGCAAAAAAAGGCGATGGCGCAAGAATTCATATTGGAGTAATTGCACAAGACGTCCAATCTGCGTTTATTGAACAAAATTTAGACCCAAATAAATATGCTATGTTCTGTTCTGATACTTGGTATGAAGTCAATGGAAGCGCAACATTACCTAATGGTGAATTTTGTAAAAAAGATGACGAAGGTGCAGTAGAAGTTACGCAATTAGGTATTCGCTACGAAGAACTTTTAGCATTTGTATTATCATCACTTTAATAGGAGCATAAAATGGCACAAGTCAATCAATGGACATGGACAATTACATCAATGCAACAATGGCCTAGCGGCACAAACGCTGGTTATGTTGTTAACGTGAATTGGACTTTGACGGGTACTGACGGCACTCAAACCGCTAGTATCCAAGGCAATACACAATACCCAGTAACAGAAGCAACACCTGGCTTCACACCCTACGCACAATTGACTCAATCACAAGTAATTGGTTGGGTTCAAGAATCATTGGGCGCACAAGGTATTGCCAATTTTGAAGCCAACGTACAAGGCCAAATTAACAGTATAGAAAACCCACCAGTATCACCCACAACACAACCTTTGCCTTGGAGTGCATGATGGATTGGAAGATATTAGACATTGAAGCTAAAGACGGTGTAATAACATCGGCTAAATATTATGTGTCTAATGGTAAAGTGGATACCGAAGGTAATTGGTATTTTACTGAAAGTGGATCGCATCCATTTGACCAAGTAACGGAAGAAATGGTGATCGGTTGGATCAAATCGGAAACTATGAAAGACGGTAAAAACATCATAGAATCACGATTAGAAGAACAAACATCGCAACCTATAAAGGTAGTTCCCCCTTGGCTTCCACAAACATTCACACCAAAACTATGAAACTTGAACTATCAATCCCCCAAATCAACACCATTTTTGTTGCACTTCAACGCAATCAAGAATTGATCGCCCAAACAATGGAAGAAATTCAACGCCAAGGGCAAGAACAATCACCCGCACCACAAGCCGCACCCGCGCAACAACCCGCGCAAGATGATGGCCATGTGGTAATTCCCGCATAAGGAAAAGCCATGACTGCGCCAATTGACATTATTAGTTCCGCTTTAAAAGATATTGGCGCATTGGCGGCCGGTGAAACACCCACACCAGAAGCGGCGCAAGATGCGTTTGTGATGATGAACCGCATGATTGACCAATGGTCAAACGAACAAATGATGGTTTATTACAAAACTGAAGTTATTTTCCCAATAACGCCAGGCCAAACACAATACACAATTGGGCCAGGTGGCGAAATTGGGGCTAGTTTCACGGGTTCTATTGTTAACAATGTGTTAACGGTTACGGCCATCACAAGCGGTGCTATTGCATTGGGAATGACATTATCCGGAACCGGCATCACAACCGGCACAAAGATTGTTGGTTTTGCAACCGGTGCGGGCGGAAATGTTAATGAACTTGGCACATATTTATTAAATCTTAGCCAAACAACCGCATCAACATCAATCAATGCGTTTTATCAACGCCCATTAAGCATCAATTCATCATTTGTTAGGATTAACACCAATAGCAATGGAACACCGATTATTAACGGTGGTTTAGATTATCCCGTTGCCGTGTTGAACCTAGAAAACTACAACATGATTGGTTTGAAAACGCTAAGTGGCCCTTGGCCAAAGGCGGTTTATTACCAACCTAGCGATCCATTGGGGAACATTTTTGTTTGGCCTAACCCATCGCAAGGTGAAATGCACTTGTTTTGCGATACTTTGTTTAGCAATTATGTAACCATCAATGATCCAATCATATTGCCACAAGGCTATGAAGCGGCGTTGGAATGGTGTTTAGCAGAAAGATTGATGCCTAGCTATGGAAAGGCTAGCCAAACCCAAATTGCTATGATTAACGCATTTGCGGCACAAGGCAAATCAACAATTAAGCGAACAAACATGAAGCCGGTTCAAAATTCCGCATATCAAGATGCTATTTTGACTTCACGCCAACGTGATGCCGGATGGATTCTTTCGGGTGGATTCTTTAGATAAGGATGCAAAATGCCGGATTTTGGCTTTGTTGGAGCAAGTTATACCGCACCTAGCATCTATCAAGATGCGCAGGAATGTATTAACTTTTATCCCGAAATTGATCCAACAAAACAAATAACGGATCGCGGTGTTACGGCACTTTATCCAACACCAGGGCTTACAACGCAATTGGTTTTACCGGCCGGTTCTGAAGTTCGTGGACTTAGAACATTAAGCGGGGGATCACAAGCCATTGCGGTTTGTGGTGCCTATGTTTATCTTTTATCTAGCAATCTAACACCAACCATTGTTGGCATTTTAAACACCGCTAGCGGGCGTGTAGGCATTGTTGATAACGGTTTATATGCCTATATAGTGGATGGAACTTATCGCTATTCTTGGCGCATTACAACCCCTACAACGGCTATTTTTACCGGTTCTATTAGTGGAACAACTTTAACGGTTACAAATATTCAAAGTGGAACCATAGCAATTGGCCAAGTATTATTTGGCCTTGGCGTTAATCAAGAAACCGTTATCACCGGTGGTTCGGGATTGTCTTGGGCGGTTAATTTATCGCAAACAACATCCGCAACATTGATGAATTCGTTGAACACAACAAGTTTCACCGGAACCATTACAAGCGGATCAACCAACGCAACGTTAACAACCACGGGAACGGCTTATTTGGGCCAAACCATTCAAGGCACGGGTGTTCCAACGGATACGATTGTAACGGTCATATTAACGCCAAGCGGCGGCAATAATCGCTACACATTATCTAGTAACACATCGGTTGGTTCGGAAACCCTTTATGCCTTGGATTTTTCCGTTATGCCTAGCAATGATGGCGCATTTAGCGGTGGAACAAGCGTTGATATTGTGGATAACTATTTTGTTTATTCACGCCCATCTAGCCAACAATTTGGTGCTTCCGATGCGTTAAGCCCAATTAGCCAAGCCCTTTCATTTGGTTCAAAAGATGGTGCACCGGATAATTTGGTGGCTTTGATTGTAGATCATCGTGAAATTTATTTGATGGGTGAATCATCTAGTGAAGTTTGGGTGGATGCCGGATTGTTTCCCTTTCCGTTTCAAAGAATTCCAGGAACTTCAACACAACATGGTGTTGCGGCCGCCAATAGCTTATCCCGTTTGGGCAATAGTTTTGCTTATGTTTCACGCAATTTGCGTGGCCAAGGCCAAATTATGCAAATGGATGGTTATGTGCCTAAACGCATATCAACCCATGCCGTTGAAAACACTTTGGCCAATCAATACATAGATGACGCGATTGCGTGGACATACCAATTAGAAGGGCACGAAGTTTATGTTGTTTCGTTTCCTACAATTAACATCACTTGGGCATTTGACGTTGCCACTAACCTATGGCACAAATGGCTATACGTTAATTCCCAAAACCAATTCCAAAGGCACCGTGGAAATTGTTCATGTGTCTTTCAAGGCATGGTGCTTGTGGGTGATTACGCCAACGGAAAGATATATGAGTTGGATAATACCAACTACACGGATGATGGAAATACGATTAGGCGAGTAAGGCGTGCGCCGCACATTGTCACCGATTTCCAAAGGCAATATTTTGAAGAATTTCAAATTCAATTCCAACCAGGGGTGGGATATACGGGTTTATCCCAAAATCCCAACATTTTTATTCAAGCACCATATTTCATTGCGCCAACGGCAACATTAACCATTCCCTTTAATCAAAATATATTATTGGGAACACAAAATGCGATCAATAGCGGAACACCAACATCATTCCCCCAAGCCATGCTTAGATGGTCCGATGATGGCGGAAGCACTTGGTCAAAAGAACATTGGGTTACGATTGGCCAAACCGGAAAATATCAAAACCGTGCAATTTGGCGGCGTTTGGGGCAAGCTAGGGATAGGGTTTTTGAAGTGTCAATAACTGATCCCGTTAATGCCGTTATAGTTTCGGCCAATTTAAAGGCTAGTGGGGGTGAAAATTGAGCATCACAACAAATACATCGCAATTACAACCTTATCCACAATCGCCTTTTTTGGATAGCAATACAAATCGCCCAACACGGGCGTGGCAACAATTCTTTTTGAATTTGTTGAATTTCACAAGTTCTACGACTGCTACATCAGGATCGGCAACTTTGCCCGCAAATCCTGTTGGATTCATAAATATCACGGTAAATGGTCAACATTTTAAGGTGCCGTATTACAATATCTAAATGATTACATTTCAAAAAGAACCGCTAGAAAAGTTTCAATTTTTTATTGATGAAGCGGTGTCACTTTTGAAACAACATTATGAAGAATTGGCGGAACGAACGGATGTAATTGAACTTGATCCCGATATTGAAAAATATCAAAAATTGCTAGAACTAAACATTTTGGAAGTTCACACGGCAAGGAATGATGGCAATTTAGTGGGATATGCGTTATGGATGGTGATGAATCATTTGCACTACAAGAAAAGTGTAACGGCATCATCGGACATACTTTATATCCATCCAAATTATCGAAAAGGTATGTTTGGATACAAATTTGTGAAATGGACAACGGAAGAAGTAAAAAAAAGAGGCCCTCAAAGAATATTGTTCCACATGAAGCCACATCTTGATTATGGGCATTTGGTTGAACGATTGGGTGGTCACTATTTTGAAAAAACGTATTCGATAGTATTGGAGTAAGAACATGGGCATTTCAGCAGTAGTTGACGCAGTAGCAAGTGCAATTGGCGGTGATGCCGTTGCTAGTGCTGTTGCTGATGGTGTGATAGATGCAACCGCCGCAAGTGCCGCAACCGATGCCGCCGTTAGTGCAACGGCCGCCGCAATTAGTGGTGGTGCCGCAACCGATGCCGCCGCAACCGCCGCATCAACCGCAATTGGTGCCGTTGCCGATGGTGCAAGCACGGCAGCCGCCGCCAATGCCGGTGCAACTGCCGCCGGTGTTGCCGGAACCGGTTTAACGATTGGTGCCGCCGGTGGTGGAACATTAACCGGTGCCGGTGTTTCTTCAACCGCCGGTGGATTGGGCGGAACTTTAGGAACCGATTTAGGTGTTACAAATGCCGGTTTAGCCGGATCAACGGCAAATAATTTGGCGGCCGGCGTTGGTGGTGCAGTTGCCGGTGGTGGTTTATCTAATTTGGCAACGGCCGCATTAGGTGGAAGCGCATTAGCTAGTTTGGCTAACAATCAAAACACAAATGCCGCAATTCAAAATGCTTCAAATACACAAGCAAATGCCGGTGCTAACGTTTTAAATACTTTAACCGGTGTTTACAACAATGCACAAACTCTTACTGCAGATCAACAAAAGCAATTAAATAATTTATTAAGTGGTGCAACAACATCAACAGCAAATACGCTTGCCGCAAACAATCAACTTTATTCAAATGCACAAGGTGCAACACAACAAGCATTAGATCAAGCTAATAAGTTGTATTCAAATGCTATTGATACAACTAAGCAAGCTACAAACCAAGCAATGAGTTTGTATGGTATGGGCCAACAAAACACTGCCGCCGCCCAAGCCGCTAATAATAATTTATATCAACAAAACGTTGGTTTTCAAGCGCCATATCAAGCAACCGGTGCGGCCGCCGCTAATGAAATCACAAATGAACTTCCGTATTTTACGCACCAATTTAATATACAAGATTTATACAATGGCTTATCGCCTAACTATGATTTCATGTTGCAACAAGGACAAGGCGCAAATAGAAATCTTGCAAATGTTACTGGTGGAACACTAAGTGGTAATACATTACAAGGCTTGAATACTTTTACACAAAACTATGCAAGCAACGCATATCAAAATGCGTTCACAAATTATCAAGCACAACGCAATAGCATTTACACAAACTTATCTAATGCCGCAGGGATTGGTCAAACCGCTAATCAACAATTAGCTACATTAGCCGGAAATACACAAAGTGCTAATGTTTCCGCCGCAAATAGTTTGAATCAATTGGGTGGAACAACTAGCGGAAATATTATTAACGCAACAAATAGTTTGAATAACTTAGCTGGAACCGCCGGTGGAAATATTGTTGCCGCAAATAGTAGTTTGAATAATTTAGCCGGAACAACGGCATCTAATAATGTTGCCGCTAATAATAGTTTAAATGCGTTGGCCGGAACAACGGGTTCAAATATTGTTTCATCAAACCAAGGTTTACAACAACTTGCGGGAACATTGGCAAACACTTATGGAAACGCCGTAACCGGTGTTGCTGGATCAAATGCGGCGGCCCAAACCGCACAAGCTGTAAATAACAATAATACGTTATCAACATTGGCGCAACTTGCAACAATATACGGTTTATCCTCATCTTCATCTAATTCCATTGCTTAAAGGATAGATCATGCCTGTTTTTACGGATTATCCAACAACAAAACCAACAAGCCTAAATGACATTTTAGGGCCGTTGCAAACAATGCAACAATATAGGCAAGCGCAACAATTAAACCCGTTGCAATTGGAAAAAGCGCGTTTAGAAGTTCAACAATTGCAATCCACAAATCCATTGGAATTGCGTAAGTTGGCCGCCGAAACTAAAGTTAGTGAAGAAACCGCAAATCCTAGAATTGAAAGTGCAAAAGCATTAAGTTCACAAGAACAAACAAAAGCTGAAAAAGCTAAGTTTGATTTCACAACAGATCAATCCGCTATTGCAAAACAAATTCTTGGTGGTATTCGCAATTTGCCCCAAGTTCAAAAAGCCGGTGATGATCCAACCGCCGCGTTCAAAACATTGGATGTTGCCAAAGATTTGATGATTCAAAGCGGATTGCCAAAAGATTCGGTTAACGCACATTTAAAAATCATTAAAGATCACGTTGGTGAAAATGCTAAGTTGTTGCCAAATGTTATTGATAACATCATTGGAAGTGGATTAACCGCACAACAACAACAAACATTGCAAACGCCACAACTTACAACATCCGGTGGCCAACCCGCGTTGTATACCCCAGGTTCCGGAACAATCACGCCCGCGAACATTCAAATGCAAAATCAAGGTGCGCCACAAGGTGTTACACAAACGCAAATGAATTTGCCTTATCCAGTTAGGCAACCAGGGGATATTCGCCCCCAATACGCCGGTGAAGAAACCGATAGGGCAAATGGCCAAACATATCGAAATACATTATCCAATCATCGTGTTAATCTAACAACATCCGTTAGAAATGCCGATGAAGTTCTTGGCGCGGCCAAAAAGCTAGAACAAGAATTGTATTTCCCTAAAGGCGGTGTTGCCGGAACTATGGAACAACGAATTAGAAATGCCGTTGCTAGCGATGAATACAAGCAATTGAACAAAGATTTGGCTAACGTTGCATTGGCTAATATGAAAGTTTTGGGAACCGGTGACACGGTGGCCGGCATCAATTTGAATCAAGCGGCTAACGGTGATATAACCGTTCCGCCCGATGTTTTGATTAGCATTGCCAAACGTGCAAAAAGCGATATGACAAACATTGACAAACAAGCGGTTGCATCGCAAAGATTCTTTCAAAAATACGGCGATAACAACATGAACACCTTTAAGAAATTATGGGGTGATAATGCGGATTCAAAGGTTTTTGAAGCAATGAATATTTACAATGAAACCAATGATCCCGAACAACGCAAAAAAGATTTGGATAAATTGTTGGGAACCGATCCAAAGAAAAGAAAAGAATTCCAACAAAAATATCTTAACATCCGTAAATTAGAAGAAACCGGAGAACTTTGATGGATGAATTAGCCGAATTGATTGGCGGTGAAACCAAAAAAGCATCCCCAATTAGCGATAAATTGCTTGATAGTTTGCGCCGTGTTGAAAGCGGCAAAGACACCTATGCGGTTAACAAAGAAACCAAAGCAATGGGGCCATATCAATTCATGCCCGATACGGTTGCGATGTTGCATAAGCAAGGCATCAAGTTCAATCCATTTGATGAAAATGAATCACGCCAAGCGGCTAAAACATATCTTGAACAACTAACCGCAAAAAATGGCGGTGATGTTAATAAAGCGTTGGCACAATATGGCGGTTTTATAACCAAAGAGCCAAGCCAATATGTTTCTAATGTTACAACCGGATCAAAGCAACCGGTTCAACAAACTAGCGATGATTTGGGAAGTTTGATTGGTGGCCAATACTTAACCGAAAAACCAAAGCAAGCCGGAACCATAGAAGCACCAAAAGCCGCGCAAGCCGCACAACCCGCTAAAGGCGAACAAGGTAGCGAAGCGGTTGCCAATACGTTGTTGAAGGCATTCCAACTTAAAAAACAAGTTCCCGAATTTTTGGCATCGGCGGCGGATATTGTTGCGGGTGCCCCAAGTGCTATTGCCGGAACGGTTGGTTACAATACCGGCCGTTTGTTTGGCCTATCACCGGAAGAAGCTACAAAAGCATCACAAAAAGTTGCAAGCAAATTAGAAGCACCCGTTGGCCGCGCAACCGGATTAAGCGAAACGCAAGGTTATAAACAAAACTTGCCAACCGATGTAATGAATTACATTGGCAAAAACATTGGCGAAGGTGCCGAATCTATTGCCAAACGGTTCAATATTCCCGTTCAAGATGTGCAAAACGGCATCAATACTTTGATGATTGCCGCACCCGTTGGCGTTGCTAAAGTTAAAGGTGTTGTTAAGCCTTGGATGGAAGAATTACAAATCCAAAAGCAAGTTAAAGGTAATGAACCAACAGTTGCCCCAACACAAGCAACAAGCACACCAACAACCGTTGCACCGGCAACAACAACGCCAACATCAGCAACACCAACGATTGCGCCAAAAGAAACGCCATTACAAGTTCACATCAACAAACCGCCCGAACAACGGCAAATTCAAATCATTGATGAAAACCCCGTTCAAAAGCCCGTTGATAGTAATGAAGTTGCGGCTAAAAAAGAATTGCTTGCACGAATTGGTTTAAACAACGTTAGAACATCGGCGTTGGAAGGAAACCATAAAGAAGCTAGTTCACAATTCATCACATCCCAAGCTAGCCAAGAACCTTATGGCGCGGGAATGACGGATCAAATCAATGCGGAAAAAGATGCACTTAACAAGCATTTGCAAAGCGTTGAAGAAGAATCCGGTGGCCATGTTGTTAGGCATGGCACATCGTTCCAAGAAGGCGATAAAATCCAAATAGGGAAAACCCTTAAAAATGATTTGCAATCCGGCTATGATGCCCACATTGCCGAAGGCAAACGCCTATATCAAGAAGCCGATAAATTGCAAGGCGATAAGCCGGTTAATGTTAATCAATTCAATGATTTCTTAGGCAAAAAAGAAAATTTTGTTTACGAAAACGAAAAGAATTTACAAACAGGCATCAAAAATTATTTGGATCGTTCCAATTTGCTTGATGAAAATGGCAATATTAAGCCGTTAACTGTTAAGCAAGCGGAAGGTTTGCGCCAATACATCAATAGCAAATATCACTATGAAACAAGTGCCTTGGGTGGGCAACTTAAAGGCTTGATTGATAAAGATGTGTTTGAACAAGTTGGCGGTGAAACCTATCAAAGCGCACGCAAGCATTGGGGTGTTGGCAAAGATACTTATGAAAATCCCAAAGCCGTTGGTGATTTGTTAGCCGATAACGGTGTTAACCAAAAGATTTCCGATGAAAAGGTTATGACAAAGGTTTTATCATTGGATCAATCCCAATTTGGCCATTTATTTGAAACATTGAAAGCCGATAATAAAACCAATAGCATTAACCAAATCAAAACATCATTGGTTAATGAAATTAGGAATGCCGGCCAAAGTGCACCAAATCAACCTTGGAATTCAATTGCGGCGGCTAAAGAAGCTGCGCGATTAAGCGAAAAGTTGCGTGTTGCGTTTGCGGATGATCCAAAGGGATTAGCTAAAGTTATGGATGGCATTGATGCCGGAAATGTTTTGCATATTCCAACGAAATATCCAGGGGCTGGTGTTCAAACGCATTTGTTGAAGAATAAGTTTAGCGAAATGGCTATTCAACGTTTGTTTACAACTTTGGGCGCATCGGGTGGTGCGGCGGCGGGTGGGCCATTGGGT